AAAAAAGAAAATGTAATACCACTGACAGACGCAATAAACAGACTCACACAACTAAAACCGAGTAGATTTAATTTTATAGGTCATCCAGAAAAAACTGTTGATGGATTTATAGCACATGAAGTACAGGAAATAGTGCCTGAAGCAGTTATTGGAGAAAAAGATGCTATGAAATCTGACGGGGTTCCAAATATGCAGATGATGGATACAAGTTACCTAGTTCCTCTTGTAGTTGGAGCATTACAAGAAGCAATTAAACGAATCGAAACATTAGAGAACGCATAAAATGCAATTAACAAAAGAAGAAGCTGATAACCAAATAGCAAAATTACAACAAGAGATTCCAGAAAAACAAAATCAACTTCAGCAATTAATTGGTTACCGACAAGCATTAATTGAAATGGAAGAAGAAGAAACTAAACCAGAATAAAAATCATGCCTTCAGATCTTCAGGTAGACAATATTAAAGACGGATCAGCGACTAAGACCCTAGCAACGCTTAGTTCTAGTGCAGTTAGTTTGCATTCAGATGTGACTTTTCCAGATGGACATATTGTCCAAGTAAAATGTACATACGATACAACACAAGAAAACATTTCTTCAGGTACTTCCAGTACAGCAATCACAAATTTAAAATGTAATATTATACCAAAATCAGCATCAAACACCATGCTCATACATGGACATTTTTATTTAGGTGCAAGTACAAATTTTAATGGTGGAACTTCATTAACTAGAAGACTAGCAAGTGCTAGTTTTTCAAGTAGTGACACAACAATTGGGAGTTTATCTTCTCAAGGAATTTCAACAAGTGGGGTAATTAGGGCTCAGAATTTTTTTAACACAGATGATGGGCCTGATAATGATGATGCATCTATAATACCCTACCCGTACAATTATATAGATTCAGGTTATGACACAGTTACAGAAATAACTTACCAAATGGCGGTTGCATCAAGTAGTTCAATAAATGTTCATTATGGTAGGTCAGAAAGAAGCGTTAATGATGGTCGTTGTGTTGCGACAATGTATATTTTTGAAATCCAAGGAACAGTTGCAATATCATGATAGTTGAAGATTTTTATTGGCGGGCTTGCGAAAAGCTAAATTTAACAGGTTGGAAAGTAACAAACGATGTTATCAATTTAGAAAACACAGACGGTAGTGTTACTGAAAAAAAAATAAAAGATACAGCTCAAGAGTTGTTTCAGGAATGGTTGAATTTACAATACCAACGAGATCGAGCATTAGCTTTTGATCCAATTCCTGAACAACTAGATCAGATTTATCACGATATTGATGGCTGGAAAGCTAAAATTAAAGCAGTAAAAGACAAGTATCCAAAGCCATGAAAACGATTGAGGAAATCGACCAAGAAATAAACCAGGTTCAAATCAAAATTAATGAATTAGCAACCCATCAACAAAGACTTTTAGGCTACCGTGAAGCATTAATCGAAATCGATCAAAATAATGGCACTACAAAAGGCGATGGTTCCGATCGATCTAAGCGGAAGCATTGACACAAAAACTGATGAAAAGCTGGTCCTTCCTACCAATCTTATTGAGCTGGAAAACGGAGTATTTACGAAAGGGTCGGTAATAACAAAACGCTATGGATATGATGCTCTCGGTGCAACCGTCCTCGATGGGACAGCATTACCAACCGGGGATGCCTTAACCTCCCTCGAGGACGAACTCCTCGCCTTTGGATCTAACAAACTTTATAGCTATGCTTCAGGCCTCGATCGCTGGATCGATCGTGGAGGATTTCGCTCGGTTGATGCGACCGCCCAGGATCTGATCCGGAATGAAAACGAGCAGTCTGCCGTCGATGGTGCAGAATCCGAAGGTTTGATTCTCTATGCATGGGAGGACAGCAGCGGCGGGATCCGCGCATCAGTTGTGGATTCCGGAAATGATGTTGTAGTTCTGGAAGATGTTCAAATCACCTCAAGCGGCCTGACGCCGCGATGCGTCGGTCAAGGTAAGAATCTTACCGTCATCTATCATGATACGGTCACTGGGAACGTCATAAAATCCCGCCAGGTATCCACCGACAGCCCATCGGCGTTTTCTAGTGCAGTAACCGTCGCATCTGATATCAATACATCAGTTGGATGGATGGATGTATGTGAATACGATCCTAATAATGATTCGGCGGTCATGGCCTATGCAGACACGTCGAACACGGTCAAGGTCGGATACATAACATCCACCGGAGCTCTTGGAACGCTGGGAACCGGTTTCCCGGATATTACGACGATCAGCAGTCAAGCAGAAGATGCCATCACGATTTATGCAGATCTTGAAACAAGTGCAGATATCATTGTTTCATTTTCCAAGAATTCTGACAGCTCAGGCCTGAAGGTTTATCGGCTCGGATCTGATCTGACGACGACTGCAACCACGGCAAGCGGAGACGCAACCGAGATCAAAAGGATAGGTCTGGTTTATAATGCAGCAGGAAATCTTGAAGTCTACTATGAACACTCTGCTGCTCAAACCTACAACCACCTGGTCAATTTAAGAACCTTCGATCGTTCTAATAATACAATCGGATCCGCATCCGTAGTGATGCGCTCGGTCGGCTTGGTTTCGCGTCCTTTCCAATATTCAAACACAACCTATTTGTGGGTGCTTCATTCAAGCTCCCTGCAGCCTACCTATTTCCTCATCGACTCCTCCGGATTGGTTCTCGGTAAATATAAGCAAAGCACTTCCGGAGCTCTCCCGACCAGGCCGATGCCGACCAACGTGATCAATATAACAAGCGGGATCTTCGAACTTCCGGTTCAGGTCGTCACCAGGTTGGAATCTCGAGACAATGACGTTTATGGATTGAAGGGAATTTCCAGAATCAAAGCAGATTTTGTCGGCGGGCGTACCTTCTACAATCGTGAGCTTGGAGGAACCCTGGTTCTCGGTGGAGGGTTTTTAAGCAGCTATGATTCCCAGGTTATTGATGAGCTCGGATTCCATATCTACCCGGAAAACGTCACGGCAGGAACTGCGTCCAGCGGCGGATCCCTGGCCGATGGCACCTATGCATATAAGGTTCTTTATTCCTACACCGATGCCAAGGGTAAGATCTATCAATCTGCTCCATCGGTTGCCGTCACCCAAGCTGCTGGCGGAGGTAATTCATCGATCAATACTCTGACCATCCCGACGCTTCGGATTACTGATCATTCCGCGGTCACAATCGAGGTCTACCGGACAGCTGCTGGACCTGGTTCGATTTATTACAAGATCGGCACGGTCGCAAATAGCACTTCTGCAGATACGGTTTCATTTGCCGACAACGGCGCGATCAATGATACCAACCTGGTTGCAAAGCAATCCCTCTATACGACCGGCAACGTCCTGGCAAACATAGCTCCACCGGCGACCTCAGTGATGGGGACCTTTGGTCAGCGGATGATAGCAGTATCGTCTGAGGATCCTCAGAAACTGTTCTATAGCCAGAAGACGACAGGGAACGCTGCAATTAAGTTTTCCGATGTTTTCACAATCACGGTTCCAGAAGCAAAGGGAATCACCGGGATTCAGGCCATGGATGAAAAGCTGATCCTATTTGAAGAAAACCGGATCTTTTCCATGACCGGTCAGGGACCTACGCCGACCGGCGACCAGAATGATTTTAGTGAGCCTTCCCTGGTCACTTCCGATGCAGGATGCATTGAACCCAGATCGATTGTCTTGATTCCCATCGGGATCCTTTTCCAATCAAACAAGGGGATCTATCTGCTGTCGCGATCGCTGGAAACAAAATACCTCGGAGCTCCGGTCGAAGGATTTAACAATCAGACCATCACCTCGGCGGAGCTGCTCCAAGATCAGAACCAGGTCCGCTTCCTCAGCTCAGATGGAACGACCCTGGTCTATGATTATTTTTTCAATAAATGGAGCACGTTTTCCGATCACCAGGGGAATGGTGCGACGGTCTGGGAAAAGAATGGGAACTACGTCTATTTACGAACCGATGGTCAGGTATGGCAGCAAAGCACCAGCTACACCGACGACGGTGCCAGGTTCCCTCTTAAATTGACGACCGCCTGGATCAAGACCAACAACATTCAAGGCCTGCAGAGATGCCGAAAAGCCTTTGTCCTGGGCGACTATAAATCGAAACACAACCTCCGGGTTCAGGTCGGGTACAACTATGAAAATTTTTATAGGGAAACCCATAATTTTAACTACAGCACCGATCTCGGGATCACTACTTTCGGAGATGAAAATCCTTTCGGAAGTGAAGTTTTCGGAGGAGGAACCAGCAGCGTTGTGGATGGCGTTTATCAGTTCAGAATGAACCTGGCGAATCAAAAATGCGAATCCATCCGGTTCTCGATCGAGGATGGTGAAGATGCAGGATCGGCCCTTCCGGAAGCTGGGCAAAGCTATTCGATTTCGAATTTAATGCTGGAGATCGGCATGAAGCCTACTGGCATGAAACTCCCCAAACAAAAGCTTAACTGATGGATAATTTTACAGTCCTGCGAGATATGAAACCGGAGGAGCTGCAGGAGCTCCTGAACATCTACCGAGCCAAAAATGAAGGTTTGACCCTCGGCGGTCAGATGCACAAACCGGTCATGGTGAACACGATGGAGGAATCGCTTCTCGCCTCCCTGCCGAATACGTCAGGCCAAATCGATCCCATGACCGGACTACGGAGTTTTGAAGAGGATGATAGTGGTAGAGGTGGAGAAGATGAAGAAACAGAAGGATTTGACAACCCATCTTCTACATACGGAACTCTTGCTTCTTCAGGGTTAGACAATCCAATTCATGACCATTCAAGTAGCGACAACGACGACAACAACAACCAACCTCCTCCGCCTCCGCCAAAATACAAGGACAAGCTAGGTCGGGAATATAACACTCAGGCGGAAGCCAATGCTGCCAATGTTGAAATCGATGCCGAGCGTTCGAGTCTTGCAGGGAACTGGGGGGCCATCACCATCGATGATGACTTTGATTCCAAGAAATCAGAAGCAGGAACCTTCAAGCATCTGTCTGATGATGAAATTAAGGCTCACTGGGATAAGCAGATGGCAGCTGCTCAAAAAGATGCAGCAAACCAGGTCGTTGAAGCAGGGCAGGACCTTTACAATCAGCTGATGCTGAAAGATGAGACCGGGAATTACACCAATCTGAATAAAACATATCAGCAATTTATTGCAGACGGCGGCGCAGCTTCTGGGACCTATGCGCGTCTGGGAACCAGGACCATTGAAGGCCTTTGGAACATGGCCCGGGAAAAGGCACAACGGTTTGAAGCTTTCGAGCTCACGCCTGAAGAAATTCAGCAGTTTTCCAGGGACGCTATTCAGGTTACTGACCAGGTTGATGATGCAACCAGGACCGATATCGCAGCACCAACTCCGATAGAAGCACCGACGATCCAAGCACCTGAAGAGGTTACCCAGACAACGATCGGAGAATTCGGATTTGATCGTGATACTGACGAAGTTCTTTATGACCGTCAATTTACTGACAAGGTCCGAGGGAAATCGGATCAGCTGTTCGAAGTCCTTTATGAGACGATCATGGGCCGAAGGGATTCCCCAGCCCAGCAGCAAGCCAGGAGAGAATCTGAAAATCTGATGAACTCCTTCCTCAGCGCGATCGCTGGAACCGAGGCTGCTCCGGAGAAACGTAGACAGCTTCAGACAGCATGGGCCGAGCAGGGTAATATTCTGATCCGCGACACTGCTGCACTTCGATCCCAGGAAGAAGCAGCTGCACGTCAGCAAATGATTCAGCTGATCGAGATTGATGGAGGCCGAGAGGCAAAGCTTGCCCTCGCAGATCTTGAATCACGACGTCAGACCGCTTTTCAGAATGCAGATCTGGACCAGGTCCGCAAGATTGGCAATGCCCAGATGAAGCTGACCTCCGTCCTGGCGGAAGCAGATACGGAGCTCAAAACTAGACTCGCAAACCTAGAAGCTGAAAAACAAGTTGCCATCAAAAACGGTGAGCTCGAGGTTGCAACCGAGCTGGCAAATATGCAGAAGAATCTCACCATTGCGACCATCAACGCCGAGCTCGGGATCAAGTCTCGAGGCATGGACGACGCCCTTGCAATTGAAGCCTACCGTGGGAAAAAAGAGTTCTATGGTTTGGAAGTTAAGATCGATATGGCAGAGATGGAGAAAGATCTGAAGCTGATGGGATTTGAGCTGACCCGGGATCTGGCTGAGATGGATGACGCGACGAAACGATACATCGCAGATCTGACAGCAAAATATAAATCAGCTCAAGCAAGAAATGAAGGAACCGGTATGTGGTTGAATATGATTGCAACCGGTATCGCAGCCTATGCAAAGCTCAGTTCCGACGAAATGATGAAGCAGAACATCAGCTCCGGAGACCGGGAGATCGAGCAGTTCCTTGATGCGATTGATGCATACCAATATGAATACAAGGATCCAAAAGCGATCGGTAGAGACTCTGGACTGCTGATAGGAATCATGGCCCAAGATGCCGAGCGCGGGGGGCCGATGGGGAATGCCATGGTTTCAAATGGACCTCGCGGGAAGCAGCTTGATATGAACCAGGGTCTTGCAGCAGTCATGGCCGCTCAGGCGAATCTGCATAAACGAACGAAGCAGCTCGAAGGGAGGGCGTGATGGCTTTTGAACTTCCAAAAGGTGAAGAATATAAGGATATGCGGCGCAATCTATATGAGCAGCTCATTAATCATCCGACCATAGTATTTGATCCAAATAAGCACCCAAGAGACGCACAACTCCAGGAAGAATTTGGTCCGCCTGAAGTATTCAGGGAAACTCTTACAGTTGAAGAAGAAGCTGCCCCGGTTACTGAGGAAAACCAGTATATCAACTGGGCCATGGATGCTTTCCCGGATCCGACCCAGGAAGAATACGACAAAGCAGCTGGACAGATAGCGCGGAAAGAACAATTCCTTGACCGTGGATTTGAACGATCTGAGACAATAGGAATTAATCGATTGAATAGAATGCTCGGCCCCGATGTTATGGAGGAAGAAACGACCGTCGAAACCCCGGAAGTAGATTCCACAAAAAGTGCTGTATTCCAAGAATCGACACTTCCTGGGACAGCAGGATCCGACGAAGACCGCCCGGGCGAACCTGGTGAATTGGAACAAAAAATATTCGGGAGCAAAACAACTGAGCAAAAAGAAGAAGAAGAACTCCTGAAGGATCCTAAGCCAGTAATTGATCCTATGGAAGACGTCGAGATCGTTGAGGAGGAAGTGGTTGAGGAACCAGGTTCCATGCCGGTTGATATGAAGCAAACCGATGGATACCTGGAAGGGAAAAACATCGTCAGCATTTCGGATCCCTATGGATATGGACTCGAAACCTATGACGGCGTCATTGATAAATTGATGGAGCTCCAGGATATCTATGAAGGTGATGAATTCACCGAAGGATCCTTTTATTTTTTTGAAACTGAAAAACAGAACTACGTCAATCTCGCCAATGACATAAAGAATGAAATCGATACATACGAAGACAGCATCAACGCGATCGCTGAAGAAAAACCAGGTCCTGCGATAACCGGAGCAAATAAGTTTTGGGCGGTCATTGCAGCTGCTCTCGGAGCTGGTGCTGCATCCATAACAGGGACGCCAAACTTCGCTCTCCAGATCATCAACAAAACCATCGATGATCACCTGGCAAAATTTAAAGACGACCGGGATTTCCGACAGAAGTCTGCAGAACGGCAGCAGCTGAATCTGATCCAGGAACGCGGAAGGATGCTTCAGTTGGCCCAGAATGCTTCCGACAGTGCGCTGGCATCCTTAAAGAACCGAGCAGCTGTCGAGAGTCAGATCGCGACGGTGGAAGGAATCAAAAGCGGGATTGTGGAAGCGCGTGAAAGATCTGATCAGCAAATGGCTATAGCCTTAGAAACTTTAATGGTTAAGCAGTATCAAGCTGTCGCAGATTCTAAAAAAGAATTTGGAGACAAGTATGTCCCAGGCCTTGGAGTAACCTCAATTAAAGATTCTCAGGGTATTAAGGATGCGCTTAAAGATGGAAGAAAAATGATGACTGCTGTTCGCTCAATCGAAGAACTACGCGAAAGAGCTCTGAACTTATTCAACAAAGTCGGCACGGCAAATCTGCTTGCTCAATCTGCAGCTGGAATTAAGAAAGCTCAGGGCAAAGATTATATCGAACTAAGGCAGCTCGTTGGATCCCTCTGGGGTGTATATAAGAATGACATAATGAAGGGCGGAGCTGCATTGACGCCGACCGAGAAAGTCATGATCAATCGAGTAATTCCGGAAGAGGATGTATTCACCATCGGGCTAGGTGAATTGAAATCTGCACTTGAAACCCTTCCCAATGATTATGAATCACGCCTAAAAGGGTTCCAGGATGCAAACCAATTTGTGCCGGTCACTCCAGTAGATTACGGATTTGTTCAGGAAGGGATGCCTCCAAAAGGAATGCCGAGGAGAAATAAAATTCCTAATGCTTCAGATTTTGGTGGAACAGTGAGGAACGCGGGTGGCTAGACTTTACGATTATCAAACCGAATCGGCGGTCAACGTCGATGATTCTCGCGTCGAAGATCTGATTGCATCCGGGAACTATGCATTCCTCCAGGGTGATAAAGTCACCTTGGTTGGGGATGATGATACCCTTTACGATTTCCCGGCTGACAAAGCCTATGCAGCACTTCGAGCAGGCTATCGATATGCTCCGGTTGACCTAGTTGAAACTGAGGATCTCAAAGCCACGGTCAGCGATTCTCCATTTACTTCGGCAGGCCTGGGAGCTCTCAGGACCATGTCCTTTGGTCTTTCAGATATGGCCCTTCAGAATCTCGGATTTACAGATGAAGAGATTAGGATGCACCGGGAGCTCAATCCAATTGCGACGACAGCTGGAGAACTCGGTGGATTGGTTTTCCCTTTTGGAGGGACCTCCCTGGTCGCCAGGGGTGCAGCTCGGGGAGCTCAAAAACTTGTTGGTTCGATTTCCAAAGCAGCTTCCAACAAAAAAGCTTTAAGAACCCTGGCGTCTCCGCTCAATACTCGGGTCGTCAAAGGGGCGGTCGGAGGTGCAGCCGAGGGCGCAGTCGTCGGGGTTCCTTATGCAGTTTCTTCTCAGATCTTGGATGATCCGGAAAGACGTCCAGAATTCTCAGAACATATCATTGCCGGTGCCGGGTTTGGAGGTATAGCAGGGGGTCTAGTCGGCGGGATCGCGACAGCTCTGAGCAAGGGCGGATCCGCGCTGAAGTTTGCCAGGGACCGCGCATATTATCGAACCCTGGATCCTAAAAAAACTGAGTGGAATAAAATCACCAGGCATGGAAATTATTCCCGGGGAGCAAACGAATTTGGTGCCAAGCTCGCGAATCTTGACAAGAAGGGGATTGTCAAAAACCTTGATGATCCTGAAGCACTTCTGATGCAGCTCGAAGATGATCTGCTTCCATATTATGGAAAGCGGCTTGACGATATTATTACCGACGTTGAGTCAAAGATGGCGAAGTCGGGACAGTATCTTGACGACCTCAAATTTGATCCCGACACGATTGCCGACAGGATGATTAGGGAAATTGTGGATAACCCGCGAGCCATGGGTGCAGGCCTTGTCGATGATGCCGTACAGAATGCGCGGATTAAAAATGCCAGACAAGCCATTGAAGACTTCCGGGATATTGCCTGGAAGAACATGAATCCAATTGCAAAGGCAATTTCTCAGAAGCTAGGGATGAGAGGCAAGACTCTCAATTTCCGAGACTCAGAGGAGCTGAAACGATTCTACCAGCGCGAGCTCGCCAACTTTAAAAAGAACCCGGATAATTTTGCCCATTACGAATCAATGGCGAACATCATTCGGGAGGAATCTGAAAATGCCCTGGCTGCGATCGGGAATCGATTATCCAATACGAAGGGTATCAAATCCGATACCTATGCAAATTTCCTGGAAGCCAAAGACGTTTACGCAACTCTGAAGAATCTCCATTTCTTTTCTCAAGGAGCAGCTGCTCGGCAAGCAAACAATGCACGTCTTCCACTCACTTCATACATTGTTGGAGCAGGCCTGGGAGGCGGCGTTTTCGGTGCAGCTGATTCGGTTCTGACCGGAGGCCTGGGAGCTGCTGCAACCTTCGCAGGAACTGCACTTGCCCGGAAATTTATTCGAGACAATGGGGAGCTGCTTTTTGCCAGGACCCTAAACAGAATTTCTGACTACGGCGGGATGCTGAACCTGGCAGATAAATCTCAGAAGGCTATGGATGCAGGAGTCTCTTTAATATTAAAAGGAGGAGCTGCTGCTGGCGTCAAGGTTACTAATCCGATCCCAGACAGCCCCGAGAAAACCATTGAGGAATTCATCAAGACCAGGAACCAGCTCGATAACCTAAACGGAAATCCCCAGGCACTTTACCCGAGATTCCTGGCAATGCTTCCGGAGGTCGAAGGAGATCAGACTCTGAACCAATCGGTCGCGAACACGATGGCAAACGGAGTCAGCTTCCTGCACTCGAAACTTCCGAAATCAACGACAGCACCATCGGAGCTGGTCTTCAATCCGACTGAGGAGGTCCCGAGATTTTCCGAAATTTTGAAATTTAACCGGTACAAAACGATCGTCGATAATCCAAACCTGGTGCTTCCGATGATCGCTCAGGGATCGCTCCAGCCTGAGCACGTCGAAGCCATGCAAGCGGTCTATCCTGCACTCTATCAAGCCCAGATGAAAATGCTTGTGGAGCGTGTTATGACACGCAACCGGAACCTGGATACGGTTGTCCGGAATAGTCTTTCCCGATTCTTTCAGGCTCGCATGAATGCCTCGCTAAGGTACACCAATCAGATGCAGCAGATGTATATGGAAAACGCGGAAAAGATGGGGCCGCCAGCTCGGAATCGGAAAATGAATCCAACAGAATTACAGACTCAATTTCAATCAGCGCAAACTCTTTGATGAGAATAACTATTTTCGCAATTATTTGCCTTTGGGTTGCGCCAGTATTTGCGGATCAGCTTATAGCTCGAGAGCACCGAGACGGTCATTATGAAGACCGACGTCCTGAATATTCTCGAGTGCCTCATCATCAAGAAACCGACAAGGATTCTACTGAAAAAATACTCGAGGTTCTTTTAAACCAGGGAATTGCAGGAGTTGGTTTAATTTTCTTGTCTTGGTTTATATGGAAACAGGGAACCATTGCTCGCGAAGATCGCCGTGAGCTTGAAGGGCGATTGATCTCATTGATAGAAAAAACAAACACGACTTTGACCGAGCAGAAAGATCATTTGGAAGGCATTGAGCGTGAGCTGGAGCATATAAGAAAATGAATGCAAAGCTAGTCGTCCGCGCCCTTTTGACTCTGGTCTTGATGGCAATCTTTATGACTAATTTACTGCTGATATTTATGGTTGAAATTCCAGAATCGATGCAAACGATTTCGAGTGTTATTGTGGGCGCATCCGCGACCCAGCTTTCCCAAACGGTTGGCTATTGGTTCGACTCGACCGAAGCCAACGATTCCTCAAATGGAAAAACCTAATGCCTAAATTTATATCCACCATCATCCAGAAACTATCCTCCGAACGCTTTGTCATCAACCTTACCCTGCTCCTCCTTAGTCACCTTTGTCAAAGGACGACTAACCGATTGGACGACCAAGCTCTGGTCTTGGTCCGGAAAGCTCTCGAGGACGAATGAAATTTCTCGCCGGGAGTTTCTGGCAGAATCAACAACCATGGTTTTCGGATTTTATATGGCAAACAAATATCTGACAAAAAACTTTACGGTCAACGAATTAAAATGCCGAGGCACTGGGGTATGCGATATGTCTCAATCATTCATGGAGCGGCTGCAGCTGATCCGAGATGACTTCGGGAGGCCTCTGTTCCCGACCTCGGGTTTTCGCCATCCTGACTACAATGAAACCGTTTCCACGACCGGCAGAACAGGACCGCATACGACCGGCCACGCGGTCGATATTCAGATCTTTGGAGCTGAAGCTTTGGAGCTGATCAAGATTGCCCAGGCGCATGGGATCACCGGGATCGGGTTTAAGCTGCATGGACCGAAGAACAAACGCTTCATCCACCTGGATGATTTAACCGGGCCAGCTCGGCCAAATTCATGGAGCTATCTATGACAGGATTGGAAGCAATGATTTTAAAAGAGCTCGTCACTTGGGGAGCTAAGATGGTTTTTGATGCGGTCCAGGATGATGGAAATTCCCTGACCGCCGACCAGGCGAAACAGCATTCCAAGAATGCACTTTCGGCCTTGACTGAGGAAGCTCAGAAAGCAATTATTGATAACTTACCCAGGCATCTGAAACTATGATGCCGCCAGACGAAAGGAACCAAATGCCAGGATACCATAGCAAGAAAAGCAGCGGATCAATGAAGAAGCGACCAATGAGGAAAGCGCGGAAAAAGTAGAACGCAAACCCAACGCAAACCCATTGGGGTTGATATTGCTTCAACCCCAGTGTTTTCAACGGTTCGCAGATTATGGGCGGCAGGTTCGAATCCAGTCGCTCCGACCAAATACTTAATAAAAACAGTACATTAAGAATTTAGTCTTCGCAAACCCACGCAAACCCACGCCCTTTTGCAAACCCATTTGCAAACCCATTTCATGCTGATTCTTTAATTTTATCGGTGAGCTTCAGAAGTCTTGTCAACTCTTTAAGTTTAATTTCATCATCTGAAGCCTTCACAATTTTATACTTTCCAACTGGTTCAAGTTTGATTCCTGCTTCCAAAAAAACATTACAAGTATTGACTAATGAATAAGATTCATCAGTTACTTGCATTGTTATTTGAATCAGATTTTTTATAGATTTGGGATTCTCAAGAATGCCGTGAATATTAGGATGGGAAGATGGCCAAGAAACTAATCTTTTTAAAACTGTGTAGCCATTTGAAAGTGCTTTATTATCTATCTCTTTTAAAACACTTTCGTATTTTTCAACATCATTTATTGTAAATTGAGTCTCATATATTTTACCTTCACAACTCATATCCCCCCCCTGAGTCAATTCGTCCTAGCCATCCAAGATTAGATTTTCTGTCCCATTCTGCTCCCAAACATTGACAAGTCATGTTAAGGGGTGGAAACCACACTTTTGATTTTCTGACTTTCAGAATTTTCATAGCATTATCCTTTATAATTTTAGCGGCCCGGTATTCTCAGGTTCTTTCTGATTCATTATTTTTTGATTCCAGCAGCATCCTTCAAAAGCTGAATTATTTCAGTCAATGAATCGCGATGCGCCTCAACTAAAGACAAAGTATGTTTTGTCTCTTTAAGGTCGGATTTTAATTTCGCTACTTCAACCACGGCACCAGGATCCTCCCCGGTGATAAGCCAATGCGGCGAGACCTTCAGAGTCGTCCAGAATTTCATTAAGATCTCCTGGTCGATCTGCTGCCGACCGGATTCAAGGCGACTGATAACGGATCGATTTGATCCTATCAATGCCCCGAATTCTTCTTGCTTCATGCTTTTGTCATTCCGGATCTTCTTGATCCGCTTTCCTATTTCCATTTTTAAATCCACGTCCTTTCAATACATATGTTCACAAATAAAGTCAAATGATTAGTATGTGACTTTTGTAAGTTAGATCTAAGTTGCAAAAATTATTTGTGTACATGGTGTACACTAAAATTTATACAGAACTCTGGAGTCATAAGTCATTTAGATTAATTGGTTCACCTTCAGCCTTCGGCCACTCCATTTCGCCTTTCTCATTTTTTTCTCTAAGCCAAAGCCATTTTTCATTCTGATCTTTTAAAAATGTAGCTGCTTTGATCCAAGATGTATCTTCGTCCCAATGAATACTGAAACCGACTTCGCCAATATCTGGGGAAATAATTCGGTTACCTATGTATCTAGCTTCAGGACAGAGTTTACGGACTATTTTTTTTGCATATTCTGGAGTCATATCAACCTCGGAAAGTTAAGTTAAGAATCGGAAAGTTAAGTTAAGAATCGGAAAGTTAAAGGGGGCCGAAGCCCCCGGGGGGATCAGATCGCGCCGAAGGCGGCGGTCACTCCAGCTTCCGCGGTCCTTGCACCCGCTTCAGCCTGGGAAGGATCGAAGTGAGCGTATCGGGAAACCGATTGAAGGTTCTTGTGTCCAAGAAAATGGGAAACTTGAAACAGGGGGATCCCATCCTGAACTTGCCAGGTCGCTGCCGAGTGGCGGAGGGTATGGAAAACAAGATCGTCGGTTTTGTTTCCAGCACCTTCCTTCCGGAGGCCTGCGCGTTTCAGGACCTTATTCCAGGCCTTTTTGATATCCTGGGGGAAAACGCGATCTTCGGCTTTGCCACCGGCGAGCTGACGTTCAGCAGCTGCTGCTTTGCGACTCACTAAAAGCTTCCGTACTGAAGGAAACTGATCCAGGTGGATGACCCTTTTGTCGGAATTGTTTTTGAGGCCTTTAGTGATGACGCGCTTGCCGCCGTGTTCATTCTTCGCGTAGATGAAATTTCCATCTTCGTCTACACCTTCGACGACGTTTCTGCGGAGAGCCTGACTGAGATGGACATAGCCATGATCGAGGTCCACGTTATCCCAGGTCAGTCCGTATGCTTCTGACTGACGAACGCCGGTGATCAAAGCAAAGAGAACGAAATCTTTCAGGTCGCGTGATTCTGAAAGGTTCAGTTGCTCAACCAGGGTCGCAAGTTCGTCGGATCCGCGAAGCAGGACCTCGGTTCTTTTATTGTCATGCTCGCCTTTTATCTCAGGCCAATCAATCAGCTTGACCGGATTGTTTCCAGGCCTCACCAGCTCGACGCCAAGTTTCTGACCGAAGTTAAAAGCTGAACTCAAAATTGAAAGATAGTTTCTGACACTCTTATTGGTCAGCTTTTTGTTTCCGGAGGTGCCAACGGAAGGAGCGCGATTGAGCAGATCATTTTTGAACTTCTCAATATGAGTAGCATGAACCTGGTCAACCGGAAGATGCCCGATCTCAGCATCCCAAAGCCCGAGCGCGTATTCATAATCCCGCGCTGATCTCAGTTTGCTGACGTGATCAGTTTTAAAACGTCGGATTAGATTGGAGAGCGGCAGACTGAAACGATCAACCGCAGCGGCTGCTTTTTTAGAAGCTACCGGCTTTAAATTCTTTTTTGCTTCTTCAATCTGCTGATGAAGCCAGAGCTGCTTGCTTTCCTGTTGCTCAAGCTCGGCGACGGTGCTGATTTTTACAATCTGCCCATCTCTCCATGAACCAAATTGAGCGACAATATTCACTTCATCGGCTTGAAGATTTTTGATATCAGCAATTTTATGCTGACGCTTATTTTTAGGTAAAAGGATCCAAACGTCACCTTTAAGATTCCCGCCTTTTTTTACCCAGTTTTTGATGAATTGAGATTTGGTTTTCATTTTTTTCCCTTGATTTTGGGTTCGTCTAAGTGTTATCAAGTGATCAAATATCACTCAACATGATTGATATGTACTCATTATATTCGCATATGTTCGTGATTGTCAAATAAATAATGAAATAAATGGACCAGGACGAAAAAAAAATTGAGGAACGGAAAATCCGAGCTCTGGAAGAAAACACCAGGGAGATGCTCGACCTCAAATTAACCCTGGCTCATTTCTCAAAACTGATCGGCCCGGAGCTGGAAAAAACAGATGCCATCAAGGCGGTCCAGAAACGCCGCGATGACTTCGGCAAGAAATATGGGAGTTGTTTTGAAGGGCTTGATTGAAACTGAAGCCGGGATCCAAAAGGCGATCCTTCAATACGGTGCCGTCACCAAAGGCATCGAGATGTTTCGAATGAACGTCGTTGGGATTCCAATCCATGGACAGCCGGGGAAATATCGACCGGCGGCGGAAAAGGGCATCGCGGACATATATGTTCAGCTGATGGTCATGGGGATCCCGGTTTCATGTTGGCTGGAAGTCAAAGCCAAAAAAGGAAAGCAGCAGGATTCGCAGAAAGAATTCGAGCAGCGCGTTGAAAATTATTATGTCGTCCGCTCAGTTGCTGAAGCAGCTGCTGCCATTCATGAGGTTCGAATAATAACGACAAACAAAATTAAGGAGCTCCATGAGCTGGCTTAGGTGCGACGACTGCGATGATTATTTTGATGCCAAAGATGGCAACGAGTGGAGGGACCTGGGCGGCAGCATCACTTGCTGGAATTGCCTCCAGGATGAAGAAGCTTTAACCATGGCGGAAGCCGAAATCCTAGAAAGGAAAATCGATGAGTGAAGACCAATACGATCCCCAGATGAGATACACCGAACCGGAGACGAAAGTCATTTATAACAACGTCGCCTTTAAAGAAATGGAATTTTCTGATTCATTCAAAGAGCTTCCAATGGCATTGGCTAAATTTAAAGAGAAGCTGGATCCGACGGTCCCTTTTGATGCAAAGAATCCCCACTTCCGATCTGATTATGCGACGCTCGACGCTTGTTTAAATGCCGCGTCAAAACTTCTAGGAAACTATGGCATAGCAATCGTTCAGATGCCTACTGATGATCTTCTAATTAACATGATGACCCATTCTTCCGGGGAATGGATGCGCTTTGTTTACACGATGCAGATCAAGGAGAAGACTGCTCAAGGCCGGGGATCCGCGCTCACTTATGCCCGCCGTTATTGCTACCAGGCGATGGTCGGCTTGGCACCTGGTAATGATGATGATGGCGAGAAGGCAACGGAGCAGGATAAGGAAGAGAAACCGAAGTCCACCAGGTCCAAAGCTTCTAGGAAACCATCCGAGCAGGCTAAGGATTGGGAAAAAGAAAAAAAGGAAAAAGAGAAACAAGTGAATAAAGAATTCAAGGGCGCGATGAAGGAGGCCTTCGAGTTCGATCACAATACGAAAACCGAGGAGCTGGTTGAGACGGTTTTGGAAACCTTTCCCGGAAGCGAAGTTGTTGAATCCTCCCCAGCAGCGGATCCGCCCGCTGAGTACAAACCCGATGGAATCGCCAAGATCCTTGGTCTCCAGATCCCACGGCAGAAGACTGCAGAAAACATCGAAGGACTCTCGGTCAGAGTCACAAAAGAATTCGATGAGAAAAAAATCGATGATGCTGCAAAACAGTATCTGATGAATCTAATTGAGAAGCAAAGAAAGGAACTCAATGCCTCCTAATATGAATGACATCATCGGCCCGGATGGCTGCGACCTGGATTATAAAGGAAGCGACTTCGAACCGCGTGAAGATGATGAAAGTTTTGTCCAAAGGAAATTAGATAAATTTGCCCAAAGAAAAATAGACAGAGGAGTCAATAAAGCCGTCAGAGGTTTCTGGAAAGGAGTTGATAATGCCGAGTCTGAATAAGGTGATGCTGATTGGAAATCTTGGGAGGGACCCCGAGACAAATTATACGCAAGGCGGAGATTCTGTCTGCAATTTTTCTGTCGCGACAACCGACAAATGGACCAACAAGAACGGCGATGCTCAGGAGCGAACCGAGTGGCATGATTGCGTCATCTTCGGGAAAACTGCAGATCTGATGATGGAATATTGTAAAGCCGGGACGCTGCTCTACGTCGAAGGAGCTCTGCAGACTCGCAACTATGAAGACCGGGAAACCGGCGAGAAGAAATATAAAACCGAGATCAAAGCTTTCAAAGTCAACTGGTTGCACAACGTCAAAAGGATGGAAGATCACGAATAAAATAAGCTCAGGGCAAACCAGGTTGGGCCGCTCCTTAGACTGCCATCCCTTGTCAGTCACCAGGTCCTGAATCTTCCCCTGCTAAGGATCAGCGTCGGCTTATCATATGGGCCGGGATCCTCCCTGAGCATCATTTAATCGAGAAGCAAAATGATTAAAGAACAAATTAAATTAAAAGGGGTAACGCCGCTGCTCATGTCGAGCGAACGGTGCGCGAATCCGATCGATCCTTTGTCAAAACAGATCAAGGAACTGACCGGCAAAAGAAAGAAAACCGACGAAGATCTTGAGCAGATCGCCCGCCTCGAGTGGGAGGGTCAGCTCTACATGAATGAAGAAGGTCCGGTCATACCTGGTGAGAACGTCGAGGCGATGATCCGAGACGGTGCCAAGTTCGTCCGCATGGGCCGAAACATTCAGCGAGGTCTCCAGGTCGTTGAGCAGAAAATCAAACTGGAATATTCCGGTCCTCGGGATATCGCAGGATTGTGGAAGCAGCGTGATAAATTTTCAGACATGAGATCGGTCGTTCTTCAGAAGAAAAGAATCATGCGCTGCCGCCCAATCTTCCATGAGTGGGCGATCTCGTTCACGGTCCTCGCCAGTGATGAGCTACTCAACATGAATGACGTTATGGGCTACATCAAAACCGCTGGGGATTTCGTCGGAATCTGCGATTACCGTCCAAGGTATGGACGTTTTGAAATAGTGAACTGAGTGACCATGGCACGGTAGTGCAAGGCCTCTCGCCGCGCTGCCTAGCTGGGCCGTGCAGAGCTCGTCTGGACCAGGCTACGGCAAGACTTGACAAAGCAAGGAAAACATTTTCAAAGAAAAACCATGGCCGGGTTCGGCGGGTCTCGTCCGGGCTTTGCTTGACACTGCAAGACAAGACTAAGCAAGGAAACAATGAATGAAACAGATGAAATGATGCAGCTCTTCCCGGCATGGAGAGAAGCTGCGAAAAAGTTCCTCGAGGAGGAATTTAGTGCTGACGATATCATCGAACACTCATGGTTTTTTGAAGCCCTGGGATTGGAGCAGCCTCCCGATGATATGCCGAAACATAAGTTCGACACGATCCAGCTCGCATACATGGCGAACATGGAAGCGTTAAAGGAATATCTCCTTCAGGAAGAAAAGATATGTTTGATCTCAGAGTGGGGTATTGGATACCGGATCCTGCAGCCGCAGAAGCAAGCAGAATATGCTGAGAAAACTCTGCATACCAAACTCCAAAAAAGCATGAGAAAGGCGGTCTCCCGATTAGTGAATACCTCCATGGAGAAGCTCGACGTCCGGGAACGTCAAGACCATGCAGATACGATGGCCCGAGTGGCAGGCCTCCGGGTCCTGCTTCGAGGGGAAAGGAGGAAGTTACCGGGTCCAGGCTAGGCCGGGATGGGCTTGGCGAAGCGGGTCACTGCACGACTTGACAATGCCATGCGACGCAACGCTTGACGCTGCGCGACTATGCCTGACGAGGCCGTGCGAGACAAAGCAAGGAAACAAAAGATTTTAACCCAAGGCGATGCGTGACTAGGTCGAGCGCGACATGACAACTCGGGGCTAGGCAACGCCTGACAAGGCAAGGATTAAACGAATTTTAAATCGAGGCAAGCTTCGGCCTGACTAGGCTATGCGGGGCCATGCTTGTCAAGGCAAGGAAACAAACGGATTTTAACCGAGGCATGACGGAGCCATGCGGGACTGGGAAGGGCGATGCGAAGCGGTGCCTGACTCGACAAAGCAAGGAAACACTAAAGATGAGGAACGAGAAAAGCAAAGTCAGGCTGGGAGTTGAGGCACCGGACAGCTGGTTGACGCCGATCCGCTGGTTAGAGCACCAAACCGAGCCGTATTCATGCACCTGGTATTTATTCAGATGCCGATGCGGGAATGAAAAAAGGATCCGATATGCTGCTGTTTACAATTCCACCGGCAAGCATAAAACCAGGTCATGCGGATGCCTGCTGGTTAAAAGAAACAAGGACCATCCTAAGATTGGGTACAAGCCTGGAAATATTCCATGGCATAAAGGCAAGAAGGTCGGAGCTGAACGCCTGGGACGAAACGGCGGCGGATGGAACAAAGGCAAGATCCGACATGATCATCCTGACGGCACCTGGGAATGGATCGACGTCAAGGCGCAGCTGCCACCGGATACCGGAGGCGAATCCTTACCTGGAGAAAGACAAAGATGAAATATGGAAAATATGGTGACGAGTTTCTGAACCTGGTGATTGAAATGCGGAAAGCTCAGACGCGCTGCAAATTCGGCAGAGCTCCATCATTCTACAAGCTCAGGGATGTTGCAGAAAAGAAGGTCGATGATTATCTCGGGATCATTGAGTCCCGGGAGAAAGAGAAGAGTGATAAAGAAAACTAAAAAACTTGAGATCAGCAATGGAAGTGAAGCAGCTATGTTTGAAGCCAAACACTGCCATCGATGCGCTCATTATATTTATTGGAAGAAATTTGATGGCGAAGGATGCCGCAAGCAGATTGATCTTTATGCATGGGCATTTGGTTCAGCTCCCGAGTGGTATCAGATATGGATCGACGGCGAACCAGGTCCAACCGGATGTAAAGCATTTGAGGATATTGCAGTCCGATCTGATCGAGCCAAGCAGGCTCATGTCACCATGAAGGAAAACGAATACAACGATCCAAGACAACTGAAATTATTCTAATGAAGAAGACGCCATCGGAAGGCTGGATTCTTTACCATCGTGAATCGAGAAAGCATCACCTGAGATCAAATCCACTGGTCTGGAACTATTGGATTCATTGTCTCGAGGAAGCAGCCTGGAAGGATCACAACGTGTACTGGAATGGGGGTGAATTTATGCTCAAACGTGGATCATTTATCACGTCGATTGCGAAGGAAATGGCGAAATTGGGCTGCACACGGTCTAACCTACGAACTGCCCGAAAGGTGCTCGAAAGCTGCACAATGATTAACCTATCAAGTAGCCGAGCAGGGACCCTCATTGAGATCACTAATTTCAACGATTGGCAGGATTGGGAAAAAATCCGTAACCAAGCAACTGACCAAGAGCTAACCAAGCATCCGCCAACAGCTAACCAACAGCTGACCAACAGCTCACCACAACAGAATAAAGGTAATAAGTTAAATAAAGAGAAAAAAGAAAATATTAAAAGCGCGGGCGCGCATGAAAATTTAAATGGTTGTGGAGTTGATAATTTTGGCCTCTACAAACTCTATGTCAAAGATGGATGCCCCAACATCGCAGACAACGATATAAAAGACTCATGGCGGCTGGGTCTGCATTACACTGAAGCCGTCGAATTGTTTTCAACGGAGAACCCATGAACCAGAAATATTTTAAGATCCCGGAAGCTGTTCAGCATTTAGCCCTTCGAGGTTATCCGCTCACCGCAAGAACCCTCAGAGATTACTGCAGACGTGAAAAGATCTCCCACTCGAAACCAGGCAAGGAATATATTTTCACCGAACAGCAGCTCGAAGATTTTCTCGCTGGCGCAAATTAATGTTTGACTTATGAGATTGGTTTCCAGATATTGATCAGCATGATCACTCAAGCCATCACATGGATGCGATGCCTCAGCCTGAATTCAAGATCACCAAGTCAGTCATAAATCGAATCGAGCACCACGCAAAGCTCGGGCTCACTCAGGAACAGATCGCTGCGATCCTCGGCATTGCCGCAACGACACTCAGCGAGAAGAAACAGAACCATCCTGAGATTCAGGAAGCTATAACACGCGGGCGCGCAAAGACGATTGGGGCGCTGAGTTCCTCCCTCCTGGAGGCCTCGGAAAAGGGCAGCGTCCAAGCCCAGATCTTCGCCCTCAAGAACTTGAGCCCGGAGTCCTGGTCCGAGCGGCAGCAGCCACTGGTCAACGTGAACCTCGGCAGACTCTCCGACTCGCAGCTGCTCGATGAGATTCGACAGGATCCTGCCATGACCAACGCGCTCGGTGGATTTCTCGAGCAAGACGCAAACCCAAACGCAAACTCATAAGCCATGATCGCCGCGAGCCCAGCAATTGCAATGGTTCCCGAGACGCGGTCGCTGGTAATTAACCAGCAACCCGGGGCAGAGCTGCTGATCAGACCGCTGGAGCTGGGCGGCAGAGAGACAGGCTTTGTCTTGGACAGCTGGAACAGAGCCGTAGCCAGGGATCCGATCTGGCGCGTCGAGGTCGGGCGGCGGGGGGTGGCCAGGACCCCCATACCCCCATCCCTATCCTTGTACTACCACGACATAATCCTCAAAAAAATCCTAACGAATTGTACGCTTTTAGTCGCGTGTGACCCTGAAGACACCGACGTGATCTGGGGCTATGTTGCCTTCGACCAGGTGGATCCGGTGCTGCACTTCGTCTATGTGAAGGGAGCATTCCGGAGGATGGGCATAGGAACCAGGTTGATGGAGGAAGCATTTGATCGCTGCAATGGTTGTTGGTCTCAGATCGAGAATCACCCAGTGGTCGTGAGCCATCGAACGGAGGGTCTGTTCAAGGCGTGGCCGAATGTGAAATGGAGGTGGAACCCTTATCGGATGATGATCTAATGGCAGCAAAAAAAGGATTGTACTCAAACATTCATGCAAAGCGGAAACGGATCAAAGGCGGATCCGGGGAGAAGATGCGGAAGGTAGGTTCGAAGGGAGCTCCGACGGCAAAGGCTTTTAAGCAGTCAGCAAAAACAGCAAAAAAGAAAAAGTGAATTTTGTTGATGGTGATTGGAGAGATTACAAAAGGATAAAAATGAAACTTGAAAACATTGATTTGATCAAAGGCGTCCAGGTGCCGCTGCATGGAGTTGCAGTGCGTCTCCGGGATGATGTAAATACCAAACTTGAGCTGGAAGATGATGGATCGGTGACGGTCTCGATTCATGATGGCAAGAAGACGGTTTTGAAAGTGATCACTGCTGCGAATGTTGCGTGTTATGAGACAGCAGAAGCAGCGCGGATGGCAAAGGAAATGGATGGCCGGTCAGCCGAAAAAAAGAGCAAGACGAGCGGATCTTCAGTGGAGCAAGGAGCAAAGGGCTCTAGCGGAAGAGGCCGTAAAAAGGATAAGAGCTCGTAAGGAGAAGCAGCAGCAGCTGGAGCTGGTTCTCGGTCAGATGATCGGGAGCTTGCATGAGAATCAGCTGAAGTTTTTCCATAGCGATGCCAAGAAGCGCGTCGCGAGGTGTTCGCGTCGTGCAGGCAAGACTCATCTGAGCGCGATCGGTTTGATCGATGCAGCAGTCCGGACGCCGGGGATCCTGGTTCCATACATCACATTGAGTATCAAAAATGCGAGAAGGATTTTATGGTCAACATTGAGGGAGCTCGAACGCCAGTGGGCAATGGGCATGGAGTTTTTGGAAAACCAGTTGACGGTGAAGTTGCCGAATGGCAGTCAGATCATTTTGGGAGGTTGTCAGGATCCTGGAGAGGTGGACAAATTCCGGGGGCCTGCATATTCCAGGGTGATCATCGATGAAGCTCAAAGTATCAAAACTTCAATACTTGAGACTCTTGTCAACGACGTCCTCGAAGCAGCTCTCCTGGACCATGATGGAGAGTTGTGGTTGTGTGGAACGCCGTCTGCTACTTGCTCGGGTTATTTCTACGACGCGGACCAACTCAAGCGATCTCCCTTCGAGTCCCACTATTGGACCCTCTTGGAGAACCCGCATCTGCCAGGGGCTAAGGCATGGCTGGAGCGAGCTATCGAGGAGAATGGCTGGGATGATGAAAATCCGACCTACCGTCGAGAATATTTAGGAGAGTGGACCCGGGATGAAAACACGCTGGTATATCGATTTTCCAGAAAGAGAAATCTGGTCGATGAATTACCCGATGAGACCTGGCAGACTGCCCTCGGCATTGACTTGGGGTTCGTCGACAGCACGGCGTTCATCGTGGTTGCGTGGAGTGAGGATGTAGCCGAGACGTATGTGATCCATGCAGAAAAGCACCAGGGATACACGTCGGATGATATTGCGAGGAAGGTGCATCAGCTGGATGCAGAATACAATTTTGATCGAATGTGCGCGGACACTGGTGCCTTGGGCAAGATGATCATTGAAGAAATCAACAAGAGGTATTCACTTTCCATCACTCCTGCAGAAAAATCCAAGAAACATGACCATATCGAGCTCCTCAACTCAGACTTCAAGAAGGGCAAATTTCTCATTGTGGATAATCCAGAAACTCGCTGCCTTGTGGACGAACTGGAGCTGCTGGAATGGGACCCGATGGAGCGTCAGAAGGGTAAGTATGTTGAGAGATCAGACTGCGAGAATCACGCGGCAGATGCGATGCTGTATGTATGGCGTGAGAGCCTGGGTTATCTCCATACACCAGAGTCGGAAGCAATCAAATTCAACTCCCCGGAATGGTTCAGAGCTGAGGAGAAGCGTATGGAGGAGAGTGCATTGGCATTGGTGGGAGATCAAGACGTGCCTTGGTGGGAAACTTCGGGACATGATCCGGTAATGGGAGGACACTGATGGCAGAAAATATGTCTCAGGTTGCAGCTAGGTCTGCAATGAATGGGAAAAAGAAGAAAAAAAATAAAAAGTTCGATATTCCGGACCTTGAGCTGACAGAAGAGCAAAAAAAGGCGATTCGAGCAGGGTCTGCAAGGGCTTGGTATGCGGATTTGCCTGGTGCCTTTACTGATTTGACAGGATCGGCCCTTGATTATGGTGCTGAGGGACTCGCAAGGCTGCTGCCGAGTGACCTGGCAGGGTATGATTTGCCTGAATCGCTCGGAATCCGGGGATTTCAGCGTGGAGTCAGGAATCCTGCACTCGGATCGAAGCAGATGGAGCAGATCGGGGAGGATATTGGCTATATCCCGAAGACAACCGGGACCGAAGAAGAAGAAAGAGCACGATTATTGGCAGGATTTGTGGATCCGGTGCCTTTGCCTGCAGGAATGATACAAAAAGTTTTTAGTTCTCCAGCCCTTAAAGCAGTTTCTGAAGTTAAACAGAACAAAATGCCAGCAAATCAATGGATTTCTCAGTTGAAATCAAGGGGCGTCAAGCAGGATGAACTGACCTGGACCGGTGCAGAAGATTGGCTTAAATCCCAGAAGGGTTCTGTAGAAAAAGATGAATTGGAATTGTACCTAGATGCTAACCAGATTGAAGTGCAGGAGGTTGTTCTTGGCAGACCTGTTCCATCTGAGGAGTTATTCCAACAATCTTATAGAGATTTAAAAGATTATTTACAAAAAACCTACAAAGTAGACAACCCGCAACTGAGCTGGTTTGATGATTTTATGCTGCAGATCCGGGACTATGACATAAAGCAGGGTCAAATCGTAAATCGGCAAGGTGATCCGATATCAGAATCAGATTTATATTCTGACATTATTGAAGACACAAATAGAGATCCAGTATTAGGTGATCTTGTTTCTGATTACATTTTAAATTTTAAAGGCCGCCCTCCCATACAAGACCCTGCAAAATATGCTGAATACACTTTGCCTGGAGGTGAAAACTACCGTGAGCTTCTGCTTAAAATCCCAAGTCGTGTGACAGGGTTTAACAAATACAATGCTTATGATGTTGTAAAAGAAGTCACTGCCGGGAAAATTTCTCAGGATGATACTCGTAAAATTCTTGAGGAAATGGGTTTAACTACTGATAAATCCCAGCAGATTTCAAATAAATTATTTGCCGGTCGAAGGTTGCAGGATGAAATAAAGCAGATAAATCAATTGATCGATCAGTCAAAACCTGAAATGAGGATAATGGTTGGAGATAATCGTTTAAGTGATTTCCCTAAAATGTTCCCGGATCATCCTGTTTCAAAGGCAATGGCTCGAAAAGGTGATATCAATCAAACTTTGATGGAACAGTATGCAAGCATTAGATCATCCGGATATGAGGATCTTAAATTTGAAGAGCAGCGTCTAGTAGACGAACAAAAAAGATTAGATTTTAAAAGTGGTCATTTTGATGAAAAAAATATTGTTGCCCATATCCGATTCAATGAGCGTGTTGATGCAGACGGTAACAAAACTTTATTTATTGAGGAAATCCAATCCGATTGGGCGCAGGCAGGGCGTAAACGTGGATTTAAGGATCCAGTAGATTCTACAAAACTGAATGAGCTTTATGAGAAGCGCAATAGGATAAAGCAAGAATTAGATCCAATTATGGACCGAATTGAAAATTTTCTTCAATTCCCAGAACCAGGTGATTTTGTAAGGGGTATCACTGGAGGACCTTCTAGGGGGGGCGCAATGCAATTGCTTTCTTCTGATGGATATAATTATAGATTCCAAACTTCAGATGGATTGGAGTACGTCGTTCCAAAAAAAGAGTTAAGAGAAATATTAGAAAAAAACTTAACCGAGGAACAAACGGCTGAAATGAAACAGTTAAAAACCGATAATGCTGTTTTGTTTAATCAAAAACAGATAGTGGAATTTGAAATTAAAGAAATAAGAGAAGGAAGTGACAAAGCACCAAAAGCCCCATTTGTCATGGACACCAATCAATGGACTTCATTAGCACTCAAGCGAATGGTCCGCTGGGCAACTGACAATGGTTTTGATCAGATTGCATGGACAACCGGCAAGCAGCAGGCCAAGCGTTATGATCTGAGCAAGCACATTACAGAATTACATTATTCTGGCACTGATTTAAAAGCCTATGATGGCAATAGAACAGTGATAGAAAGAACAGGCGTAAGTGAAGAAGAATTGCCTGATATCATAGGTAAAGAAGCAACTGAAAAATTGTTAGCACAACCAAGACAAGGGACTTTGCGCTCATTAGTTGGTCAAGAATTGGAAGTAGGCGGAGAAGGTATGGGCGCATTTTATGACAAGATCCTGGTAGACCGTGCCAAGAAACTTGGCAAAAAGTATGGTGCCAAAGTTGATAAAGGTCAGATAAACACTGAGTACGTTGCTTCAATTTTTCAGCCTTCTCTTGGCAGGCATGAGGATATAGCAAGAGGCACAGAAGAACGGGTAAATGAAATTATTAAAAATGATTATGGTCCTTCTTTTATGTCACCAGATGGTCAATTTACTGGAAAAATTAGAAAAGAAGGAGATGAAGTTTGGACCATGAAACTCACCGACAAGCTAAAGAAAGCAGCTAAAGATAGTTTACCTTATTACGTCGCGCTGCCTCCGATCTATGCAGGAACCAAAGCAGCCCAGGATGATGAATATGAACAAAACTTGAGCTCCCGCGCCGCGGGCCGTGCAGCCTATGCTAACTAAAAAATTAAATCCCGACCAGGTGAAAGACCTGGTTCTGTATCTTTCCGACAAGGGCGTCGCCCGCTTCAAAGGCCTCGACCTGGAGATTGATTTCTACAACTCCGCACAAATGGATCCTGTCATGAAGATGATGGAAGAGCAGAAACCGGATCTCTCTGACTCGGAGCTCCGCAACTTTTATGAATCGAGGCGAATATGAGCAAATTCTGGTGGCAGGAACCTGAAGGCGAGGATCTCGCAAACGCGGTCACCGATACCGTCAACAAGATGATCAGTGATCATTCGTACCGGTACAATCTCAACATGGATATGCTCCGGATGTATACCGGGAGGGACTATGAAGCCCTCGATCGCTATGATCCTTCGAACCGTGGAACGATGCCTTTCGGGGAGGACTATCGGATGCGCTTAAACGTGATCGGCAGCTGCGTCGATACACTGGTTTCCCGCATTGGAAAATCCCGACCTCGGCCCATGTATCTGACGAAGCGCGGAGATTATAACCTCAGACAAAGAGCTCTTCGTCTTACAGATCTGATGGAAGGGGTTTTCCATAATGCAAAAGTCTATGAACATATGACCAGGGTCTTCCAGGATTCACTGATCTTCGATATTGGAGCCCTAAAGATTGGTCGTCATGGATCCGAGATTTGGGTGGAGCGCGTGTTCCCCTCGGAGCTCTACTGGGATCTGAATGCAGCCATGTTTGATAAGCCTCCTTCCCTGCACCAGGTTAAATCGATCCCAATGGAATCTCTGCAGATGATGTATCCGGAAAAGGCGGAGGAGATTGAATACTATGCAGTTCATTCTGACGAATACAAAAGCCGTCAGGGAGCAGATGCAGACATGATCCAGGTTGTGGAAAGCTGGCACCTACCGTCGATCGACGATGCCGACGATGGTCTCCATGCAATGACCATGGATGGGCTGCAGCTCGATGCAGAATCCTGGAACTATGATCGTTTCCCTTTTGTCTTCCTCAAATGGGGAGATGCCGGGGTAGGCTTTGCAGGAGTTTCCCTGGCAGAGCAGCTCAAGAATATTCAGTTCGAGATCAACAAGCTGGCACTGAGGATCCAGCAGGCCATGCACCTTTTATCGGTGCCTTGGATCTTCGTCCAGGCGGGTTCCCGCGTGGTTGATACGGCACTACGGAACCAGGTCGGTTCCATAGTCAATTATGTTGGGAATCCTCCAACCTCCTACACTCCGACAGCCATGCACCCGGAGGTCTATGCTCACCTCGATCGATTGTATCAGCTCGCATACCAGCAGAGTGGTCTTTCCGAAATGAGTGCAACCGGGCGTAAGCCTGCAGGCCTGGAATCCGGTGCAGCTCTCCGGACCTTCCATGATATTGAATCCGAGCGTTTCATGCACCAGGGTCAGAAATACGAGCAGGCCTTCATGGAGGTTGCAGAATGGTGTATGGATCTTGGTCAGGAAATTGTCCAGGAATTCGGCAAGTGGCCGGTCAAGGGCATCAAGGACAATGCACTCTTTAAGCTGGATTTCAAGGATCTGAATATGGCCGAGGAAGATTTCACGCTGCAGCCGTATCCGGTCAGCCTTCTTCCAAGCACCCCGGCAGGACGACTGTCGGCAGTCACCGAGCTGATCAATACCGGAGTGATCACCGATCCTGCTCATATCGTGAGGCTGCTCGAGTTTCCAGACATGGAAGCCCTCACCGGATTATACAGAACCTTCGAGCGTGATATGGAATGGAGGATATCCGAGATCGTCGAATTCGGCAGATACCATCAACCAGAACCGGTGATGAATCTGAAGTTTGCATCGGAGCGGATGGCGCAGGCCTTCCTCGAAGGTCAGCAGGATGGTCTTGAAACCGAGAAACTTAGTCTCATGAATGATTTTATTGCCGACTGTCAAGCCCTCCTGGCAGGGGAGCAGCAGACTCCGGAAGGAGCAGCTCCAGCGGGTGAGACCCCCGCGGGACCCCCGGAGGATATGATGGCAGCATTAACCGGAGCCGCGGCACCGGCACCAGGTCCTGAAGGTCCTCCCATGGGGATCCCAGCAGGAGTCCCTCCGGTCCCGGCAGAACCTGAACCCCTACCCGCATAATGGCAGAAGAACAATCTACTCAAGAAATTATTGAAGACGCCCAGATAGCTCAATGGGCCGAAGCACATATTCCCCAGGAAGGTGCTGCCGAGCAGCTCGATGACGTTGAAGAAGTCCAGGTAAGCGAAGAAGAATATGCAGCTGATGAACCTGAAGAAGTAGAAGCAGAAGCACCAGAGGAAGAAACCGAGACCAGGGTCTCCAGAAATTTTGCAAGGATGAAGCAGCGGGAGCGCGAGCTCCAAAAGCAGCAGCGAGAAATCCACAAGGAGCGTGAAGCCCTTCGACCGTTTAAGGAAGCCCAGCAAGCATCTGAATCTGGGAATATGTTGGGAGCTCTTGAGAAGGTCGGCTGGAATTACCAGGCGGCAACCGACCAGGTTTTAAATGATGGGAAGATACCTGGAGCACAACCGGAAGCAGAACCCGCTCCCGAGCTGAAGGAAAAATTGAACCAGCTCGACCAGTATGTGAAGAAAGAGAAGATGGATCGGTATGTTGGAGCAATAAAAGATATTGTTGATGGTGATGAAAATTATGGATTAATACGATCAAAATGGAACGAAACCGTACCTATGCTGATACAGATGCAGGAAATCAGTATGCGTGAAAATAATACGGTGATGGAACCAGAAGAATTGCTTGACAAAGCAGAAGCGTATTATGAAAATCTGATTCAGACGGCACTCTCTTCGGAGAAAGGCCGTAAGCTTTTCAGCCAGATTGAGGCTGGCGATGTTACCCCCCAGGATAGTCCCTCAAAGATTCCGCAAAGGACACGATCGCGGACGTTAAGAAATCAAGTTTCTCGTCCGAAGCCGAAGACCTCTAAGAAAGGTCCGTTGACTGAACGCGAACAACTCGAAGCAGCTATCGCAGCAGTCGAATGGAATTAGGCTCGGATTAACGTCCTTTATGGAGTTTTTCCATGGCAGCAGCCACCACTTTGACCAAGTGGGATGCCGTCTTAAAGCAGTATTATACGAATAAAAAAGTTGAGGATCTGGTATACGATTCCCATCCGCTATTCGAATTAATACCAAAAGACGAATCCTTCAAAGGTCGCAATATGCCGATCCCATTGATTTATGGGCATCCTCAAGGCATCAGTAATACTTTTGCAACTGCACAAACAAACGCCAGTGCTTCCAGCATTGACGATTTCCTGTTAACCAGGACCACCAAATATGGCGTCGCAACTTTATCGGGCGAAGCCGTCGCTGCCTCAGAAGGTGACCGCTTTAGTTTCCTCTCAGCTGCATCGACAGAAATTAACAATACGATCAAGTCCGTAGGTGCTGCGATCGCTCGAGATTTATATCGAGACGGTTCAGGTGCCATTGGTCAGATTGCCGCAACAACGACAATCGGATCCACGGCTTGTGATCTGGAAGTTCCGGAAAATGTTTTCAACTTTGAAGTTGGAATGAAGTTGGATCTGAATCCGAATAAAACCGGAAACAGTGGAACTCTCCGATCAAACAATACAACCATCGCAGCTGTCGATCGATCCAAGTACACAACTGGATCCACCGATCAGCTGACCGCGACTGCGAACTGGAATGCCAACTCAGGTGCAACCGGCGACTACATTTATGTCGAAGGTGACTATGACTCGGCAGTCAAAGGTCTTGAGGCCTGGATCCCAGCGACGACTCCTGGAAGCGCAGCTTTCTTCGGCGTCGATCGCTCAGTTGACCCAACCAGGTTGGGCGGACAGAGATATGATGGATCCTCGGATACCATCGTTGAAGCACTCATCTCCGGAGCAGCTCAATGTTCTAGGGAAGGAGGATCTCCAGACTACGTCATGATTCCATTTGAGGAATTCGTGAAGTTGGAAAAGAGCCTCAATTCTCAGGTCCAGCGCGAGGTCAAGGAAAATGATTCCATCAGCGGATATCGATCCCTGGAAATGTATGCTCCGCACGGCACCATGAAAGTGGTTCCGGACAAAGATTGTCCTGCTGGAAAAGCATACATCTTAACCATGAGCAGTCTCGTTTTAGCGTCCATTGGACCAGCAGTTCAGCTGACCCAGTTGGATGGAAATCGAACACTCAGAATGAATTCCGCGGATGGTATTGAAGTGAGAATCCATTCATATCTGCAAATGGGTTGCCGAGCACCTGGATTCAATTGTGTCGTCACTCTCCCATCTTGATAGGAGGGAAACATGGCTAATCGAATCTTTCATGATGTTCAGGCATTAAACCCTGGCATAAAGATTGTCGCAGGGCGTTTTAAGCCTAATGGCTCAAGCGCGATTGATAACACGGCGAACCTTGGGAACGGTTTTACCGTTGAACGAACTGGAACTGGAACTTACACCGTCACTCTTGATGATGTATATCCAGGATACATTTCGGCCCAGTGTTCGCTGCAGCACAATGGTGCTGGAGACAAAAAACTGCACTTCGGCGCAATTGATGTTTCCAGTGCGAAGACCATCGTTATTTATAACATCGAAGGAACTTCTGCTGCCGATCTATCCGCTCATGCGAATAATCATGTCCATTTCGTTTTGTTTCTCCGAAACACGTCCCTGACGCAATAGGAGGAACATGAAGAAAGGATCACTCGACGACGCTTTAATGGTCTCGATAGGATCCATGGAACCCAAAGGGGCCGGTATGGCCCCTGAAGGGGAATACATGGAAGACGAAGAAATCATTGAAGAAGGTCCAATGGAATATTCCGAGGATCAGCATATGATGGCAGAGGAGCTCAGTTCAGCACTCTCTTCCGGAGATTCTCAGGCTATTCTTGAAGCATTTCATGGGATCCAGATGAGCTACTGATGACAGACTTTGTCTCTCTTTCAGATCTCAGGACCCTGGTACGGCAGCGAGCTGACCAGGAGAACTCGCAATTCGTTACAGACCAGGAGCTCCGCCAATACATCAATCGATCGTATTGTGAGCTCTATGACCTACTCATCACGAATGCGAACTCCGAGGACTATTTTCTAAATTCCTCAACGGTTACGCTCGTTTCCGGGACCCAAACCTACGATCTGCCAGCTGACTTTTATAAGCTTCGCGGCGTTGATTTGAACATGGGATCCGATACTTTCCCGCTGAGAAGATACAACTTTCCCCAGCGTGATGTAGGTTCCCGGTACTCGGTTCCATACCGGTATCGATATCATATCCAGGGATCCTCCCTGCGACTTACACCAAGCCCTTCGACAAATGACACGTTGACGGTCTGGTATATTCCAAGCCCGAAAAAATTTATTGAAAAAACCGTAACGGCGATCACCCGGGGAACCTCGACCATGTGGACCGTCGGGAAGAACCATGGTTTTGTTGTTGGTGATAAGATCACCGGCACCGGTTTCATCGATGCTACCAATTACGATGTTGATCAGACTGTTTCTGCTGTAGGTGCAGCCACCGTGACAACGGATCTGGACAGCAGCGGCCTCGCGGATCCGACGACCTTCGGAAACATCGAATCTCGTTTTGATTTCTACAGCGGATGGGATGAATACATTATTTGCGGAGCTGCAATCGACTGCATGGTTAAGGAAGAATCTGATCCAAGTGCATTAATGAAGATGAAGGAAGAAACAAAAATAAGGATTCTCTCAGTCTCTGATAACCGGGACCTGGGCGAACCGGCGACGGTTACCGATATGGCGGTCTATTACACCGATCCTGGATCTTACACCTGGTATTCATAGGAGGCTCATGCCGAATCAAACTTTTAAAAATAATCAAAGCTACATGGCAGCAACGACACTGGCCTCCGACGTCACTGGAGACACGATCGATGCTTCAGGGATGAACAGCTGCTCGTTTACTTGCGTGAACAGCAATACTGGTTCGCCCAACGGAAATATTTTTATCCAGGTTTCCAATGATGAATCCGAGTGGGTCAATACAACTGCAACCGCGGCGATCAATGCAGCAGAAACCAATCTTCTGGAGCTCAGTGCTTTACCGGCCAGGTTCGTCCGGATCAAGTATGTGGCAAGCTCGGGAGGTACTGATGCAACGCTTAACGTGGCGTTCACAATGAAGTCATGAGCCGGGTAAATTTTACAGAAATTCAGACAACTGATGAAGCAACGAACCGACTCCAGAAAAACATCCATACAGCACTCAGGCCGCTGCTGCAGCTGCCCTTCGCTGATGGGGTTCATAAAACAGATCAAGCCATCGGAACCGGTGATACGATCGTGGATCATGGCCTTGGGCGTAACTATGTCGGCTATATCATAACGAAGCAGAATGCAGATACTTCAATCTATGTTTCAACAACGACAAACAGTTTTGAGGACCGGCAAATCATTTTGAAAGCAGGCGCGTCAGTGACCGCCGATATATTCTTTTTTTGATATGAGCACCAACATAACAGGCATTGTCAAAAGCACCGTTTCGGTTACACCAGGACCGGATTGGGCGACGAATCTGAACACGTCCCTGGACGCCATCGATGCCCATGATCATACCTCGAACAAGGGCGTCAGGATTGTTCCTGCTGCAATCAATATCAATGCAGATCTGGAATTCAATTCAAACAATGCGCTTGAGCTGAAACAAGTCCAGTTTGATAACCAGGGAAGCCAACCGACCGATCAATCAAGAGCTCTGTATGCCTATGGCGGCGAGCTCTATTACCGGGATACATCCGGGAACCAGGTGCAGATGACCAATGCGGGAGCAGTCAACGCGGGGGGATCAATTTCCGGGCTCACAAGTCCTGCCTCAGCAAACTATGTAGCAGCTCAAGATACTTTTGCCTGGTGGCATAATCAGAGTGGATCCGAATATGCGATTATGGCGAATTCCGATATCCTGCTCTACAAATATTCTTCGGATGGAAGCGGGACTTCTGACAAGGTCCGAATCAAATACACGGCAACTGGGAGCACGTCAGAGATTACGGTGCCAAATGAAACAGCAACCCTTCTGACAACTGCAACAAGCTACGCGGGAGGAAATCTTTCTGTTACGGCCTCTGCTGGTCAGATCGATCTCAGTGCTTCATCGACGCTTGATCTCGCGACCTCTGCAGCAAATTCGAATATTACTCTCAGCCCTCATGGAACTGGTGAAGTTGTTGTAGGTAATGGAGGAGCGACCGGCAAAATTTCCAGCTCAGGAAACTTCGATCTTGTCCTGGAAACCGGAAACAGCACAACCGGGAACATTACGCTGACCGATGGTTCAAACGGTGATATCACTCTCACGCCAGACGGCACCGGAGTGGTTGCAGTAGCGACAAAATTAAAGGTAACCGGGAACGAAATCCTGGCTTCTGATGGCGGGACTGCCATCACCATGGATACCTCGGACAACGTCACGATCGGCGGGGATCTGACCGTCACCGGTAACGATATTAAAAGCAGCGGTGCAACCGTTATGACCATGAGCTCCGCCAACGCCACTTTTGCTGGCGACGTGACCTTGAACGCAAATCCGACAGCAGCTCTCGGAGCTGCGCCCAAACAATATGTTGACTCGCAAAGCATCGTCTTTGCCATAGCCTTGGGATGATTTATGAGCTCATTTAATAGATATGTAAAAACTTCAGCCGGGAATGTTTTCACGGCAAACAGCACCGACGTGATAATAGGAATCATAGTCGCCAATACTCATGCAACGGCGACCCTCCAGTGTGATATCACTCTTGCTTCCACGGACCTGGTCAAGGATCTCAGAGTTCCGGTTGGGGGTTCAGTTGAACTAGTTCAGGGGAAGATTGTCTGCGAAAGCGGCGATGCTTTAGCGATCGCAAACATAGATTCCGGATCAGTGGCAGTCTATGCCTCAGTCCTTGACTCTGCATCATAGGAGATACCATGAAAAGAATAGGAGCAGGATCATTTGAATCGGGAGAGCCGATCGCCGCAAAAGGTGATGAATCGGGAGTCACCGGTCACGTTTCTTCGGTGTTTTCCGGAGTGCTAAGAAACCCGGCGACGATTAATTCAGCCGTCGAAATTTCGGCAGATGAGAACTGCGTCGTTGCCGGTCCTTTAACCATAGGTAGCGCGGGATCTCTCACCATCAAAGGGGTTCTTGTCGTCGTTTAGAAAGGAATTATGACCGTCGTTACACAAAACAAAATAGACATATTAACAGGCATGATTGCTCCTTTTGGTATGTCTTCAGTTCCTACTGGTTGGCTTGCTTGCGATGGTTCTACGGTTTCAAGAACAACCTATGCAGATTTGTTTACTGCAATAGGAACCACATGGGGTGCAGGAGATGGGTCTAGCACGTTTGCTTTGCCAGATTTAGAAGGTGCATTTTTAAGGGGTACTGGTTCAAATAATACTCACAATATGGCAGATGGAAACGACTTTGCTGGTCCATCAGTTGGCAGCTTTGAGAATGACCAGTTCCAAGGTCACAAACACCAAATTAAAGCACTTGATAATGGTTCATCTGGAGCAACTGATTGGTTGTTAAGGGGGAATGCTGTTGGGTCTTCAGGTAGTAGTTTTATGGAGAATAACCCTGTAACTGACGGCACGAACGGAAACCCAAGATATGGCGATGAAACCAGACCCTTCAACGCTGGTGTAAAATACTGTATCAAATTTTGAGGGGAAAAATGATTGCTTACAACAAAGATAACGCATCACCAAGAGAACGACAAAAAGATCCGTTAGGTGGTGGTTATTTAATGCCAGCTAATTGTACTGATGTAGAACCTCCAGACTTTGATTCTAAAACTCATACTTGTAAATTTGATGGATCAAAATGGGTAACAACTAAAATCCCAGATCCTCCAAAAGAAGAAGAACCTGAACCTTATGTAGAAACCTACAAAGATAAGCGATTAAAAGAGTATGGGAATGTTTTGGAACAAATAGAATTTATTACAGAAAAGGGTCTGGATGCTTGGAAAACTAATGTTGATGAAATCAAGAAAAAATATCCTAAAGAATAAGGCATCATGAGTTCTGAAGTAAAAGCTACAAATTATAGAGCAAAAGACGGAACTGCTGGAATTAGTATTGCGGATTCTACTGGTAATGTTGGGATTGGGGGGTCTACTTCTCCTGCCAATGACCTAGAAATCGGCGCTTATTCTGGAGATAAAACGCTTTGCCTAACATCGACTGCGAATGGTAATACCTTTATCCGGATGAATGATGGCGACTCGAGTGAGGGTATGTTCATCAAAACAATCGGTGGTGGTACGGCAGCAGCAACGTCCATGAATTTTGGTGTACGCTTTGGAAGTGATTCGACCAAAATAACCCTTTTAGGAGATGGGAAATGTGGCATTGGAACTGAGTCTCCTACTGGAACACTTGAATGTAAAGGGACAATTGATCAGACGTTAAGAGTTCACTGTGACACTACCTCTAATGTTCAAGCCATGTTGATTAAACACGGCAGAGCGAATACAGCTTCCGCAAGCATGATTGTATTCGTGGACGCCGCTGGTGGTGACTCTGGGATTATAACGTCTGATGGAACAAGCACTAGTTATGGTACAAGTTCAGATTATCGCAAAAAAGAAAATGTAATACCACTGACAGACGCAATAAACAGACTCACACAACTAAAACCGAGTAGATTTAATTTTATAGGTCATCCAGAAAAAACTGTT